TCGGTCTGTAATAAATTGCCGCTCGGGGTTTCCAATATGCCCGGGGCGCTAAAGTCTCCGACGTGAATCGTGAGAGTCGTAGCGGCGGCCATTTTTGCCATTAGAGCGACTATGTAATCTTCTATCTGCGTAAGGTTCCCCTGATTATCAAAGAGAGGTACGGCTAATAGAAGTTTGAAGCGTACGACCGGAGCTATGGCGAGCTTTTGGTTACTTTGTACGCGGATATAGGGCTCGTCGGGTGCGATCGTAATACTGTTCGCCGTTGGCGTAGGAGGTGGGTACGAGTAAACGTCCCATACTCCGGCGTTTGTTAACGCGGTCTTTAGGTCGGCTCGTAGCGTCGTTATGGTCGCTGGCATTAGCCCGCCATACCGGAAGGCGCAAGGTAAGGCGCAAGTATCCCGCGCACTTTGCCCAAAAGTGCGTTCCCGAGAGTGAACGGGCTCGGTAAATATCCGTCAATAGTGGCCACCGCTGATCCCGGAGCCTGTCGGCTCTGCCATATCGTGACGGCGACGGTAGCGGAAGCCTCGCGTACTGCCGGTTGTGTTGCATAGTCCACGCCGTGATAGGGGGCAGTAACCTTCCCATAAGGTCGCACTAAATGATTTTCTTGGTTCGCCGCTGTTTTGGCGTAAGTAAAAGTATAAGGCGTAGTACCGGTGATGGTATAAGTCCCGGCAAAAGTTCCACCCGCGTTTGTTATGGTTACACTCTGACCCGCCGCTAAGCCGTGAGGAATAGGGGTCGAGATAATTGCTACGTTATTTTCTAATGCAGTCCCGCTAATAGGCACGTTGTTAAACCATAGAAACGATTTAATAAAATCCTCGGCCGCTTGGCAGACTTCTTCGACTACTGCGTCCGTGTAAAGAGTCCCGATCCCCAAAATTGTACGTAGCTCCGCTTTTGTTATATACGTTGCCGCCATACTCGGGACTCCTTACTCGTTGAGGCCTACCCCCGCGGGACTAGGCGCGAGGGTAGGGGTCTAGGTTTGTATTAGGTGAGGTTGAAACGACGGAGGCCACCGGCTACGAGTGTCTTAGTAGCGAGGTATCCGTAGAGCATTGTCTCAATTTCGCCTGAGACTGGAACGTTGGTAGAGAGTCGGAGAACCGGGCTCTCGTAAATTGCGATAGCTGAAGGAACGCAAATAAACGCGGACTCGTCAATAGTCGTTGCGACCATATTAGCATCTACGTAGAGATCAAGGCCGAGTACGTTTCCGCGTAGGCTTTGTGGGTTTGCGTTTCCGCCGCTGTTGTACGGGCTTCCCGCGTTGTAAATTGGGCGGCCGGTTGAATCTACGGCACCCATTAGCAAGCCCCATTGTGAAGTGCCAGCGATATAGACGGTTGGAAGTTCGCCGGTTGCGCTGTACGCGGCCGGTACTTCGGTAGAAACGAACGAAATAATACCGGCGCTGGAAGCCGCAGTAGTAGCGGCTTGAGTTCCGCCCGCTGTAATTTCTGCAATTACCGCCGCGTCGGTTGCTTTGTTATATAATCTGGTCATATTTTCGAGCATAGCCTGGAAGAAGCTCGGGTCAGATCGCTCGATGAGCTCAACTGAGTAGCGTTGTAAACCGGCATATTTCTTAACTGTGGCGTTTACGTAAGCCGAAACGATACCTTGCTCGGAAGGTGCGGCGCCTTCTGCGGTTTCTGCCACACTTCCAGGGGTGGTAATTTTCGGAATAGAAACGGTCATACCCGAGCCCATAAGCGCACGGCTTCCACCGAGTGCGTCAATAGCTGGACGTGATCCGATGGTGGTATCTACGACCGTTGGGACGTATTGAACCGGAGAGAAAGCCGGGTTAGTGGTAAAGCTGTCGTCTGCGAAGTTCATAGCCTTTGACGCTTGAGCGTCTGCTGCACGAACATAATCGCGGCTGTCGTCATTACCGAGAGTTGCCTTAATGGAGTGCTCTAGGTACTGCGCCTTTGTGCGGATAGGGTGACGTACTTCCATAGCGGTCACTACGACGCTAGGGCGTGAGGCTTCTACCTTCTCGGCTTCTACCTCGGGAGTTGGGGTAGCGTTTTCCACGCTCGCCTCACTTTCGGTTGGTTGGGTTTCTTCTTCTGTGGTTTCCGGTTCGCTTTCGCTCGCGGCAACATTAAGGACTTCGGCCGACTTGAAGGCCGGTGTATGGACGAGGCTCGTTTCTTGGAGGCGAGCCGCGCTGACGTAAATCACGCCGTTTCTTTCGGTGGACTTATCAACAAGAACGCCCACGCTTAAACCGTCGCGCAAAGACTCGGAAGCCTCGACGAGTGCGTCATTTCCGCGCGAGGTTTCGCTTACCTTAAATTGCGCGTAGATACCGGTATCGCTTTGTTGAATATTTATAGCTCGGCCGATAGGTTGTTTAGGATCGTGCTCAAGTAAGAGCTTAAATCGCTCGTTAGGAATTGCAATAGAGCCTTTCTCAAACACGACCGCACCGGCTGAGGTTTGTCCTATCTCACCAAACGGCACAATTTTACCGGAGATTACTCGACGAGCTGAATCGCTCGCTTCGATAGTTCCGCTAAAGGTCAGTAAGTTCGCTTGATCCATCAGGGGTCAAGTCCTCCATTTCTTTTGCTTGGTCTAATGAAATAAGTCCTAAAGCCAGCATTTTCTCAATTATGGCTAGGCGTGTAAGAGCGTCTGACCTTAGGAACCCGTCGTCTAGCCCTGCGCGCACATAATTTTGAGAGTTCGTCATATCGTTCATAGATAAGCGTCCTTCGATTGCTTCAATGTACGGACGGAGCGACATATCTACGAATTGACGACGCTCATCTATGACGTTCGCATAAGTAAGGCTATTATTCATATCCGCGCTTAACATATACGCCGGGATATTAGTCATACGTGCTATTTCTGTTGCGAGGAATTGCAACATCTCGTTATAGCCCATTTCTTTAGGGCTAAAACTCGTTGTCTTAAAATCTAACGCGCTGTTTAAGTATCCTACGTTATTTTGTAAACGTGCAGATTTCCACTTGCTGAGTAGTCCTACGATTTGATCTTCCGGTAAATCTGCGCCGGTATTTTTAATATAACCAGTCTGTACCGGAGTTTTCGCCGCTACGCTCGCGGCGTATTGCGCGTCGAGTGCCGCGCGAATTGTACGACCACCTACATTGAGAATACCGTCGTTTAATGATTGAAAAGTAATAAGAGAACCTAGTCCGTCCATTGGTCGTACTTGACCGTCTACGGTGTATCCGATTACTAACGTGTTATGTAAATTGTAACGAGGAGTAACGCGTTCGTTAGCAACAAAAGCAAAACGAGAAGGCCGCCCGGTTCCGTCATTGTACTGTTCTACTACTTCCCAATAAGCAACGCCGTAAAAGAATAAAGCGTCGGCGGTGTATGCCATAGTAACTTGCCGCGGTTGATTGCGGTCTGGTTGGTCAAGCCATAACGGGCTTCCTAATTCTTCTCCGTTACTTTTGCGGTATAAGTGAAACTCCGTAGTACCCACAATTCCGCATATAAGATCACGCGCTTTTTTAATGCTCGGAACCGCTAGAGCCTCTGCTCGAGTTACATATACGTTGTAACCGGTTCCGTATATGCTCATTTCGGGAACCGTCATCACGGGCGGCGCGAGTTGAGCCTCGATTTTTTGCGTGGGTGGAACGAAGGCAGAGGTTAGCGTCGAAAGGATTCCCACGCGACCAGTTTACGGTAAATTGTTTTATTTTGTCCGTATTGCCCCGGCGTGTCTAATTGACGACCATCACCGCGACACTTTGAGGTTGCGAGGCTTGCCAGCTCACCATAGCGGCGGCAATAGCCGCGCATATTTCGCCCGACGATCTACGCCGCACTAATCGCCACCCGTGCTCGGTAATTTTGCTTGAGCAGTTAGCGACGGCGCTAGTAAGTCGTGGGTCGTTATTGTGAGCAAGTTTCCGGGAGCTCATCATTTGCGCGAAACGGTGGGAGGCCTCGACTTGGCTACGTCCTGAGCAATCGGCAAGCATAGCGCCGGAGGCCGACAAGTAGGTAGCGGTGTTTTGGGTCATATAGCGATCGTAGAGAGTTATCCGTGGCCGCCACTGTTTTATCAAGGCGTTTATATCGCTCGCTAGGGTTACCTCGTCTATCGGGTGCTGGCTTTCCCATTCGTTCACTACGAATAGGTTTACCGTATCGCCGACCTTTTGACCTGCTACCAAAACCGCGTACCGCTGGGTATGCGATTTGTCGAAAGCAAAGAATAGCTCCCCACCTTCGACCATAGTAAGGCCGCTCGTCGCGCACGCCTCAAAACTACCGGGCTCGAACGGACTCGCGGTGTTGTCCACCCATTGACAGAGGATTTCCGTACGAAAAGCCATTGGATCATTAGTCCGGGCTAGGTGCTCGATAGTTTCCAGCTCAAGGTAATGGCCAAGAGCTGGGCACGCTTCGACCCACCCCTTTTTATCCATAATCGCCCGGGACGGGTGCGCGCTCCATTCCAACCACCCAAGAGCT